TTAGCGAGGCAGGCATCGTCATCAGGTCATCCGGGTTATTGATGCGCTTCAAGTCGCGCTTGCTGGTCATCGCAATGCGCTGAACCTGCGGAGAGGGTTCGACACCAAACTCGGCTGCAAGTTCACAAGCCAAGTTAAATCGGAACGCTCGCAGGTATCCCGGCGGAAACGCTAATGCCGTATCTAGCGCAGCAGGCTGGGAAAGCGGTTGCACCGAAACAAAGTGGAACTCCAGCAAACGAGTCGGCACCGGATACAAGTAAATCTCTACGTCTGGGTAGGTCATGTTGACCCACATGTATTGCGGATAGGTAGAGTTGACCGTCTTGACCGCAATCGCGTTGTATTGCTGGTTGTTTAGAAACTGTATCCCATAAGATACATTGGTGGACGGGTCACGAAAGTACGTGGCATCGTCCATCAAGATAGGGCGCTGGGCTACGAATGTGCCGGTCGGCCCCATCGTGATGGTGCGGACACCCGGCTGCCAACTGTAAACTTGGTCTTGGGTTGAATAAACGGCCAAACGCTCGGTACTCCAAGAGTCGAGCATCTGGTTTAATGCGGTGAGGGCATCCTGCGACGTGGCTGCTGAGGGAACTTCGCCCTCGGCCAACTGCCCGATCAGTCGCAACGCGCCGTTGATTTGATCGGCAGCCGTCGTAGACATGGCTTACTCCTTACGCCGATTCTTTTCGGCGCTTTTTCACCTGTAGATTATTCACCGGCTCGTCGTCAACTTCAACCGATTCCTGCGGTTCCGTGGGGTCGAACTCCTCCCACCCCCACTGGATGTCCTCGGCGGCCTCTGCGCGGCTTATAGCGACTTTAGTGCCGTACTTTTCGTGTCTCAGGTAGATATTCACATTCGGCTCCTTAACCAATCACCAAGGTGCCCCTGAAACGTCTTGTAGCCGACATGGCCCATCTTAATCTCAGGGTCTATCCAGACCTTGCCACCCATGTCCGTCCAGCGACGGCAAAAGGCGTAATCTTCGCCCATCTTGTGCTTACCGATTCGATAATCGGCAAACAAAGCCCACGCCTTTTTATCAGGCGCGTTCTCGACGAAAAACTCGGTGTTTGGGTACTGCTCAACCATTTTTTCCAGTTGGGAGCGAGATACCTTCATAAACCCTGCCGGAACCCCGTCAACTTCCAGCAATCCCGTTGCCGGATCGGCGTGCAGTTCGGGCTTGTCTTGCCACTTCACGCAGTAGTTGATGGGGTCTTTGCGCTGCGGATAAATGCCCGCAACCATGTCCACAGGGTAGTCAATTAGTTTAACTAGCGCCCCTTCTTCCCAGCATACGTCTGAGTCAATAAAGACCAGCGTATCGGCCTCTGAGGCAAGAAATTGGGCAACAATCAGCGCCCTAGCGTCGGCAATCAGCGCGTTTCCGCACTCGTCATGCAACGACCAGACATCCCCTCTGGCTTGCAATGCCAGCAAGTCTGTAAACAAAGAACGCATGGTTCCAAGGTGAATGGTTCCGGTATAGGCCGGTATGGCAACCATGACATGTTTCATGCAATCCTCGATGGCTTGACGGCTTGTAAAGCAAATTCTAGCACGTCGCCATTTTCGTGAAGATGAATGATGTCAAAATCTGCTTTATAGATAGACCGAAAGTCCGACATCGCCGTTTTGCCCACTTGGCTGTATTGCGGCTGGGACAAAAACACAAAAGACTCTTTGGGAATAACTCGGGTATGCGACGGGTCACCCCATGCCCAAACGCTTGTCGGTAACGGTACGGTTCCGAAGAACACGCCAGCGGGCTTCAAAACACGCCAGAAGTCCGACCATTGAGCAAAGAAGAACTTGTAGTCGCCCTGCGTCCCGCAATGCTCCAGCACCTCATAGGCGTGGATTTCGTCAGCAGAGTCGTCGGGAAACGGTAACGGCAGATTGATGTCATGGACGACATCTGGGTTATGCCGTGGTTCTAGGTCGATTGCGACGAGGCCGGTCCATTCGGACCGGCCCCGCTGGTGTAACTTCTTGACGCGGCTAGAACCGCAGCCAAGCAATAACTCCATTAAGCAATCAGCCCCACGTCCTGAAGACGCGAGATGATTGAGTTCACCGCAACAGCGATGTCAGTCGCCGTCGGGGTGGTCGCAAGGGTCGTCACGGCAGCGCCCTGATCAACAGGGGTAGCGCCATAAAAACCCACAAGGGCCGTGGAAACGCCGCCGAACTGCACCGGCACACCAGCGCGACCCACATTGAGGGTTTCGCCGCTGTTGCCGTCGCCGACCTGCTGCCCATCACCAACTTTAGGAAGAGCCATTTTCTATTTACTCCTTGATCCGATGTTTACGCGATCAAACCGACGGACTGAAGCCGCGAGATGATCGAGTTGACGGCCACGGCAATATCCGTGGCAGTCGGGGTGGTTGCAAGCGTGGTTACCGCCGCACCCTGCACGACAGGCGTGTTGCCGTAAAAACCAATCGTCCCGCCGGAGGCGCCAAGGACGGCTCCGTCGAGTTGCTGGTCTTCGTAGGCTACGCCAATAGGCTTGGTGTTAGGCATGGCATTAACCCCACATGCGAACGGCCATTTGCGGGCGGATCACCGAGTAACCATACAGAACGTCGATACGGCACGGCATACGGTCGTTGTTGATGTCGTACTGACGGACAACGCGCATGGAGATACCGTTGTGGACCTGACGCGAAGCCATGTCAACGCCCTGCGGGAGCAGGAGGTCAGCCGTGGCAAACGCAATCGCGTCGCGGTGGTACACGAGGTTCTGCGGGTACTGGGCCGAAGCGCCACCCAAGAACGTCACGACAGCGCCCGACTGCGGGAACGAGTCAACCGTGGCAAGCGCAACGCTGGAGGTGTAAATCGCCGGGCTGATCTTCACGGCAGCGTAAGCGCCAGCAGCAGCGGTCACGTCTTCCGTGCAGACGAACTGCTGGAGCGAGCCAGTCGATTCGCGGGTCTGCGGGTTGACCGAATAGACGCCAGCAATCGTGAACACATCACCCTTCTTGATGGTTTGGGTGCCGGTTCCGGTGATGGCAATCGACGAGGTACCCTGAGCCGAAACGGTCGTGGTCACGGTGTGAGCGCCAGAACGGCTGCCGGTCGTGAACTGCTTGATCGACTGCGACATGGCAAGTTCGTCGTAACCGAGGATGCCTTCGCCCATCAAGCCGCTCTTGAACTGCTTGCTGATCGTGGACACCGGGTTGAACAAGCCCTTCATGCCCTCGACGAGCGCGGCGTTAGCAGCCGGGTTCACGGTGGCGTAGCGGGGCGACATGCCAGCAGCGGCTTCGTTCAACTTCTGCTGCGCCTGCAACAGAACGAGCGAGGTGCCCGGAGTCGTGCCCGGAGTACCAACCGACTGATAGATGCCCTTGTACGAGTTAGCAACGTCGGCGTCGATGCTGGAGGCCAACTGGCTGATACGCGGCTTCAGCACGCGCTCGGCAAAGTCGTCCAACTGCATCGTCATTTCGGCGGTCGTAAAGTTGACGCCGATGTGCTTCTGCGAAGCAACCGTCAAGGTCGTGAACTGCTCGTTGTCGTCCTGAACTTGCAGGGCGGCACCGTCGGTCACAAGGGCGCGATCCGGCAGACGGATACGCAGCGTGGTGCCGATCTTGGCGCCTTCCACGGCATACGAATCGTCGTACTGACGGTTCACGTTACGGGTGATCACAAGGTTGTTCTCCAGAATTTCCAGAGCCTTCCGAGTGATCATGTCAATAGTAAGAAGTGAATTACCCACTTTTATGTCCTCAAAAAGAAGTTAGCGGTTACGCGCTTCCCAGTTCTTAATCTGTCGCTGACGCTCGCGCTCGATCCACTCTGACGCACTCATGGCCGCGATGGACCGTGGGTCTGTCGTGTCGTAGACCGGAGCGCCAGTGCCTTTTGCCGTGACAGGCTTAATAGGCGGGGGCGCACTGGTAGTCTTTTTAACCGGGGCAGGACTGTCGGCCATTTTGGCCTCAATCTTCCCGATTTCCTTAGCCTGAAGGAATTGCGGTAAGCGGGAAATGCGCTCGGCTTCCTTCGGATTAGACCCCAGAAAGTAGGCTATATCTGGCCCCAAATCTGACGCCTGAATCGTCTGTGCCATCACAGTCGTGATCGGCAGTGCGTTGTTGTACGCGACTTGCTCGAAGTCGTCGTACTTGTCACGCGCCGCTTCTTCACGCTCGTGATACGCCTCTAAGAGAGCCATTTGCTCCCGCTCTGCTTCGCGTCGGGCGAGGAGTTCTGCTGCTTTGCGTTCGGCCAGAGCCTCGGCATAAGCGTCAGGGTCTTCGTCCTTGCTAGGCAGGGCAGCGGCATCAACCTGTGATGGTTGGGCCTTTAGCGCCTGCTCTCTCTCCCACTTGCGACGTTCCCTCGCAAGCCTCTTGCCAACCATTGCGTCCAACTCTTCTTGAGTGAACGTCTTGGCTGACTTTTCCTCCGGCTGTTGCGTTTCTGCAACGACTTCGGGTTCCGGGGCCGCCGTAGCCTCCGGTTCCGGCGCGGGTACTTCCGCTACAACTTCAGGGACTTGATTTTCGTCCGACATAAACTTCCTTACGGAAACCTGATGAATCGCACCAGTACGGTCAAACTTTAACTTACAAGTTGCTTACGTGCAACAACTTACGCTCCGTTGTTAGACCGAGCAATTTCAAGCCACAACGACAAATTGGTGTCGTAAATGAACGTAATTGTGTCGTATTGATTGTCTAGCACCATGTCAGACCCGGCGGTCTTAATATTGCC